AACTCACCAGCCAACTTAAACGAATCCCAAAAGTTTTTTATTGCCGTCACTGGCAAGGGATTCATGCAACCAAAAATCGTGTGTGGAGAGTTTCATGGAAAAGCCAAACGACCATATCACCGTAGGCATTATCACCCTGCCCTACAGCCATATCCTCAACGGCTGGGTCATGCCTGACGGCTCAGTAATCACTAATCCGATTAAGGCGCAGAACGAAGCTGAGCGCCTTAACAGCACTATCACCATTCACTGAGGGCGATGACATGCATCACTTCAAATCGAATAAAGAAGTCGTCGCTGCCGGCCACCAGTTCGCTAAGAACATCAGTATGGAAACGCCCCTGATTGAAATGGCAAAGATGGTGGCTGAGCTGTCATCACGCCTCGACGTTGCCACCGTTCGCGCCAACCTGATGGCTGCAGAGGTGCTGCGTATTAACAGCGTGCTGCCTGACGCCATTTCAGCCCTACAGGCAGCAGACGCTGATATGACCCTGATTGATGACCTGAACGTGGCGCTTGCCACTCCAGCTTGTGATCAATGGATTCGCACACTGCGCGGTGAAGCTCTAGGGGAAGCACGCCGTGCTGTAACAACGCTGGGTAACCACCAGCAGCCGGGTATCTCACATGCGATCAACATCATTTCGCAGATGGAGATGGATTTGCTCCGCTCACGCACTGTAACGCTGAAGGTGGTGTCATGAAAAAGGTTGCTCAGTATCGCCGTAGTCATGGCCCTAACGCCGGGTTTAGCGAAAAGCTGGCCTGGCAGTTATCAAAAGGCCCGGCTACGGGCCGTGAGCTGGCAGAGCGTCTCGGAATGACCATCCGTGAGTTCAACCGCTTAATCCTCAATACCATGCAGCATGGCGGTGAAACGCTGCAGATAAAAGCGTCTGAGCAGGTCTGCCTGGGGGGTGGCTCCGTCGACCGCACTTACACCCTGACCAGAAAGCCACGCCGTGTTGCTCGCGGGCTGGCTAAGCCAATGGTGATCAACCACAGCAATGACTGCTCCGAAGAAGCTAAGAAGCGTAACCGTGAAGCCGCTAAACGCCGCGCCCGTCTGATTGCCAGCGGGTTCTATCTTGAATGCATGGGTTAAGGGGATCGAGATGAGTGTAGTTAAGCGATTTGACCTTGTATTTAGTGAGCATTTTGGCGGCGGAATCGGAGCAAAAGAAAACGGTAAATTCTGCCTGCACAAAGACTATGCAGCCCTTAAATCAAAGCATGACGCGCTGGCAGTTGAAAATGCCGTAATGCTGAAACTCCTAACGGTTATCAGCGAGCAGTATCAAGAGGTACGGACGGAATCGGAAGAGAACGCCGCAATTATCGACCTTGATTATATTTCGGAAGTTAATACCTATGTATCGCGTGATGTAGATGGTGAAAATCCTTTTTTAGCCACCGACGCCCACCTCAACTCTGTGCGGGCTCAGGGCATCCACTTTGCAGCCAATCGCATGTTGGCCGCGTGGGATAGCGGATTTATCGATGATACCCCGGCGCAGGCTTACGATATCTCGGGCGCGGTGCTGAGCGCCATAGAGTTTTTACCAAACGCGTCACCAGAAGAATTTAGGCGCGATTTTGCAGATTCGATCCGCAGAGAAATAAAAGCCAGCACCGCCAGTGCCGTTAAGGATGGTGAATGATGGCTAATCGCGAACCTATGCGCCGTGTTGATAACGATAGCGACAACATGAACCTGCCTACAGGCTTTACTTGCGGTGACTGTGTTCACTGCCGCCGCTGCACAATGATGTTTGGACATACTCCGGCAGATGAGGTGTGTGACTGGGCTCCATCAAGATTCCGCCAGGCTGAACCAATTATCCGCGCAGGAGATCCATCATGAAAAAATACCCATACGGTTTAACCCTTCGCGCAGTCTGCGAAGCAATTGATGCATATCGTGATCATGAGGACGACGTACCGGAAGCAGGGATAGTTGCTGCTTTCGAAATTCTGCTGGCTGCAATGGATAAACCAGAAACTGCCCTGACCGCGCAGCCGGTTCAGCTGCCAAAAAGTGAGCGCTTGGACGGCAACGGCTATGGCTACTACTTCGACATGAATGATGTTTTCGTTGCTCTTGATGCGTCGGGCATTAAGTATGAGGTGCAGAAATCATGAAAGAGCGCCCAATCATCTTTAACGCCGACATGGTTCGTGCAGTTCTCGACGGCAGAAAGTCGCAGTCGCGCCGTATTATGCGTGTTCAGCCGGACTCAGCAGGATTTGAATCGCGCTTTATCATCGAATCAACTAAGCGCAGCGAAATTGGTAAGTGGTGCTGGGCTGAGCCAGGCGTGTTCGTTAACCCTCGTCGCTCCGCGCTGTTCTCTTGCCCGTTCGGTGAGATTGGTGATCGCCTGTGGGTGCGTGAGACATTCCGCGTGCACAGCCGGGCTACTGACGTGGCCACACTGGTTTATAAAGCCAGTGAGCAGCAGAGCTGGACCCAGCAGACGCACCGTGTGCCAATTGAGAAATGCCACAAACCAGCTGTGGTCGATAAGTGGACTCCATCAATCCACATGCCGCGCTGGGCTTCCCGCATAACGCTGGAGATTACCGGCGTTCGTGTGGAGCGCTTACGCGACCTGAGCGAAGAGGATGCCAAGTCAGAAGGCGTTATGCCACCAGCCGGATGTGTTCTACCTGGATGGGAGCATCGTATTAATTTTCGCTCTTTGTGGATGGGCATTTACGGGGCGGATAACTGGGAAGCTAACCCGTGGGTGTGGGTCATTGAGTTTAAGCGCGTGGAGGACCAATGAATGAGCTGGCTCTTTTCGCAGGCGCTGGCGGAGGAATACTCGGAGGGCACCTCCTTGGCTGGCGCACAGTTTGCGCCGTTGAGCGTGATGCCTACGCCGCACAAGTTCTGGCGCAACGACAAAATGATAGAGCACTCCGGCCTTTCCCGATTTGGTCTGATGTGTGCAGTTTTGACGGAACAGCATGGCAGGGAATTGTTGATGTCGTTTCTGGCGGGTTTCCCTGTCAGGACATTTCAGGTGCCGGCAAGGGAGCAGGAATCGAAGGTGAGCGTTCAGGTCTCTGGCGCGAAATGGCGAGAATCATCGGTGAGGTTCGACCTGAATTCGTATTCATGGAGAACTCACCTCTGCTTGTGGGAAGAGGACTTGCAGTGGTACTCGGTGACCTTGCCAAAATGGGGTTTGATGCAGAATGGTGTTGTCTATCAGCATCAGACCTCGGAGCGTCCCATCAACGTGACCGCATCTGGCTTGTCGCCTACCCCACGGGCCAGCATGGGATCACACGGAGTGGCATGGTGCCGGGCAAGAACAGGCGACCACCGGCACAATCTGGAGGACTGGTTAGCCCACCAGCACATTCAAAATGGCGGGGAGGAAACGCCTGGTCTGAACGTGAACCCAAGTTATGCAGAGTGGCTGATGAAGTGGCCTGCGGGGTGGACAGACTTAAAGCCCTTGGAAATGGACAGGTTCCGCGCGTGGCAGCAGGAGCATTCAGCATTCTCAGTGACAAAGGGGGGTAGCTGATGCCTAAATCCCCCGCCGAACGCAAAGCCGCGCAGCGTGCCAGACAAGCCGCTGCCCGTGGTAAAAAGCTGGAGCTTGCACTGGATAGTCAGGAACTGGAGATGCTGGCGCATAACTGCACCGCACGCCGCCCCGGTCGTGAACTATATGAGCTTAACGAGTATATAGCGCTGCTGATTCGAAAGGATGCCGCAGAGCTGGCGCAGCAGTTGGAGGTGCTGGCCCACCAGCAGTGCGGGAAGTGCAAAGAGCAGCTACCGGTGCAGTCCTGCCCCTGCCAGGGTGAAGCGGCATGCTGGACAACAAATGGATGGCATGAGGTAAAGCTGGTGCTATAACTGTCGTGACATGTCACGGAGTTAATAAGATGCAATCACATAATCTAGCGGCCCGTAGCCGCGAAGAGCGAGACAGGATTAACGTGGATTTAGCCGCCTCAGGAGTCGCATACAAGGAGCGAATGAATCAGCCTGTTATCCCGCATGAAGTGGAGATGCAGCAGCCTGAAGCGATGAAGGAGTATTTCAAAGAGCGGTTGCAGCATTACAGGAACGTTGCGCTGCAGTTCCCGCGCGGCACTGACCCGTTTTACTTTAAGGAGGAAGGTAAATGATCAACCTTTCAATCGTATCACTGGTAGCCAATAAAGTTAGTAGCTGGCTAGATTTACGGCGAGATATCAGGCTTCGTGCTATCGACGGATTGACGCCAGCCGTAGCTGCGACAGTAAGGTATTGTGAAAGATTAAAAGCGGGAGCCCGTAAAGACCTGGTAGTCGAGGACCAAATTCATGATTTATGGGTAGCAGCCTCTTCAAGGGTTGTTGAGTTTGATAAGCAGCTCGCCCAAGACTGTATGGCCAAAGCTAAATATTGGTTGTTCAGTGAAAATTATACAGATGGAAAAATTGATGAACTCAATATCAGATTGATTAGGATGCAAGCTGAGCTTGAGACCATGAAGTACCAGTGATGATTGGTTACGTGCCAAGTAACCTAAAATTATATCTGCTTCTCACAACTCAATTTCATGTGCAGAGAGTCGATTAGTTTTCTACGGTGCTCGGACCTTGTTTATCAGAAGGAGAAAGAAAAATGGCCTACAAACCCAGAACATGCCCATTCTGCAACTTTTGGGGCCCGAATAAAAACCCTGGTGGAAAATGGTCCTGTGGTATGTGCGGACTCGAATGGAAGCCAGAGCAAGATAAACGCGATAAAGACAAACAATAAACCATGTCCCGTCGTGGTACTCGGCTAATTTTTATCTTGAAGAACAGATGAGATTTCCGCGCGGCACTGACCCGGTTTATGTCAAAGAGGAGGATTGATGGCTGCACATTTTAAACCAAAGAAGTGCCCGGAATGCGGCTCAGCGAAGATAATCAAGGACAGGGTTATTGGGCAGCATACCGGTGACTGGAAGTGCGTTGATTGCAGAAAAGTGTTCAGTAAGTTTGAAACTGAAGAATGGCAGAGCCGAAATAAGAGTCAAGCAACCTGAGGCTTGCTTAAGCTGAAACTGAATATCAATACGCCGTGACCTGTCGCGGCTTAACTAACCTGTTGCAGCAGGAATGTGTGGAGAAAAAAGAATGGCTAATATTGAGATGATCTTCGAAAGCGAAGCGATGCAAAAAATTGGTGTTACCTCTCGAACAACAATGAGGACTTATGTGCTGAATCATTCCTTCCCCAAGCCAGTAAGGAATCGCCCTAAAAAATACTTACTGGCTGAGGTGGAGCAGTGGATTTTAAACGGCGGCGTTAATCAGAGATCAGCTTGATCTGCTCAAAAATCTTGTCCGCGTAGAGTTCATAAGCAACCTTCTGTTCAGCTAACCAATCGTGCTTGTTATAAACTGCAAGCACTCCTCCAAGATCATGCCCCAGCATTTTTTCAATGACATGGGGCGCAATCCCTTCCTCTGCCAAACGAGTAGCCATCGTTCTGCGGAAATCATGAGCGGTAAAATCACCAAAGTTAAGCTGATCGCGCAGTAATCGGACATACCTGGTTGAAGAACCAATGCTCAGCGGAACGTTCCTTTCGAAAGCACCGTGAAACAGCAGTCCATTGCCATTATCGATTGACTGTTTGAGCAGTGGCTCGATTTGTTTGAAGATCGGCCTCCTGATGATTTTATTTGTTTTGCTACGATCTGAGGGCAACGTCCAAATGCCCTCTTCAAAATCAAAATCTTCCTTCCGCGACTCTCTCAACTCGCTATTGCGTGAGCCATACAAAATGAGGGACTTGATGAGCATTTTGCTCGAAAACGTCGCGGTAGATTTTTCGTTCTCAACCCATATCTTTGCCAGCTGCCGATAGGTCAGAACCGTGTCGCCGGTTTTAGGGTTCCTGCCAAATTCTTTGGGATTCAATCTCAGAAGCGATGCGTCCTCAATAAATTGTCTTCGTGAGCACCACGCTATTGCCCCGCGCAAATGAACCAAAAGCTTACGAGCTTTTAATGGATTTGCCTGTTCTTGCTCCGTGAAAAAGTCTACCCAGGCACTGACAGGTATGTGCTCAATTGGTATGTCAGCAAAATACTTTTCCATCTCATTAAGCACTATGCGCTCGTACACTTCAGCAGTGCTTTTTCTCAGTGACTGGAGCACATAGTTGTCATACCAATACTTGATGCACTCATGTACGGTTGGCTTCTTCTTTTTAACAACAAGTTGATGCTTAGGATCGATGCCTTCAGCAATAAGCGCTTTATACTCACCAACCTTAATGCGTGCATCACGAAGAGATACTGCTGGGTAACGCCCTATCCCGAGCCTGTGCTGGTTACCATTTATTCTGTACCGATATTGAAAGCTGACAATCCCTTTAGGGGTTATCCTTATACCTAGTCCATCAGCATCGGTTATCTCAGGTGGTCCAATATAAGGTTTACCATGCAAACCACGCAGCTTCGTGTCACTTATACCCATTCTGTACTCACCATAAAATTTCGTGACTCAACTTGTACTTAAAATGCATTGTACACAGATGATCATAAGAGTACAGAAGTGATGGTAGGTGTAGTTATCTGCGTAATTATAGCATTAAAAATCAGATACATATGAACATAACTAGTAAGTCTTAAACGCTGCTGTTTTTAGGTGAACGATAGATTCGAAAACGGCAGAACTATAAACATAAGAGGCAGAATTACGCACAGGACCTGCAGCTGTCGATGCGTGGCTTCGGCTCCCGTTCAACCTACGGCGTGCGAGGTCTGCGCATCTACGTGGATGGCATTCCGGCCACCATGCCAGATGGACAGGCGCAGACCTCCAATATTGATATCGGCTCAATTGATCATGTCGAAGTGCTGCGCGGCCCCTTTTCTGCGCTGTATGGCAACGCCTCGGGCGGCGTGATCAACGTGACGACCCAGCAGGGACAGCAGCCAACCACGCTTGAAGCCAGCAGCTGGTACGG